CGATCAGAACGCGATCAAACTCACGCAGGCGAAACTCCTCACGTTCGGCGAACTCGCCAAGACCGCCGGAGAGGTCGGAGGCTCATTCGACCGGGCTACGCAGGCCGCTATCGACATGGCCTCCGCAGGCTTCGGAGAGGCCTCGGCGAACGCCGTACAACTCGGAAAGGCCCTCCAAGACCCGATCAAGGGCATAACCGCGCTCGCGAAGTCGGGCGTCACGTTCACCGAAGCGGAGAAAGAACGCATCCAGACGCTCGTCGAGTCCAACAAGATGGGCGAAGCGCAGGCGCTCATCCTCGCCGCGATCGAGACGCAGGTCGGCGGGACGGCGGAAGCGACCGCGAACGCCTCCGACCGGATGAAAGTCGCATTCTCGCAAGTCATGGAACGCCTCGGCGGAGCAGTCCTCCCAATCTTCGAGCGGTTCACGAAGTTCCTCCTCGATGACGTCTTCCCGGCTCTTCAGCGCATGGGCGAGAAATGGCTCCCGATCATCTCGGAGGCGCTTGGCAAGGTCGGAGACTTCATCACTCAGAAAGTCGTCCCGGTAATCCGCGACTATCTCGTCCCAGCGTTCGAGCGTCTGGCGGACTTCATCGTTCAGCGAGTCGTCCCCATCGTAATGGACTTGTGGAAGACCGTGTTTCGAGGACTAGCCGACATCTTCGACAAAGTGAGCCGAAAGATTCAGGACAACCGAGAGAACATCTCTCGACTCGTCGACTTCATGAAAGACCTCTCCAAGTTCATCACGGGAACCGTCGCCCCGATACTCATAAAAACGCTCGGTTTCGCGTTCGAGGTCGTAGCGAAAGCGATCGACCCGGTGCTCGACGTCGTCTTCTCACTCATGGGAGCATTCGGAAAACTCGGCTCGTTCCTCGTGAAAACGGCGGGATTTGTGCTCGACGTCGTCGGGAAGATGGTGAACGGAGTCATTGACATCATAAATAAGGCGATCGACGGCGCTAACAAACTGAACCCGTTCTCCGACATACCAAACATCCCTCGCGTGTCTATCGGTTCGGCATCTCTCGGCGAAGCACCTACCGCACCGACTCAAGGCGGCGTCGACACCCCCGGCCGTCTCGACCGCATAGCCGCAGGCGTACCCACCATCCCGACCGGGACGGGAGGCGGAGGCGGCGGCGGAGGAGGCGGCGGAGGCGGCGGCGGAGGCGGTGGCTCTAGCCGCGCTGGAGGCGGAACACGAACCGTTATCGGCTCGACTGAGGGCTTCATCGCGGCCGGGGAATCGGCAAGCATGATCGGCGTCGGCGGAATCGACTTCTCGAACCTCGACCTCGCCGCCCTCGAATCGTCTATCGTGAACATCACCGTCAACACCGTGAGCGCGGACGCGAACCTTCCGAACCTCATCGTCGACGCCCTCCAGCAGTACAACCTCGTTTCCGGGCCGTTAGACGTTCAGATCGCAAGCTGAGCCATGCCAGCGAACATCGTCACGGGTGGAACGCTCACCGTAGAACTCGACGTCGGCTTCGGAGACGGCTTCACACTCGACGACACTCAGCAAGGCCTCCTAGACGGTACGACCTACGTCCTTGACGGCGTAGATGAGTTCGCCGAGATCGACGTCGTATCCGTTCAGATAGAACGCGGCAAGAAATCACCTCTCGACTCCATCGCACCCGGTAGGGCCGTCATCGTCGCCCGGGATACGAGCCGAGCGTTCGACCCGTACAACACCGCGAGCGTCTACTGGGACGAGTTCGACGACACTCCCGGCCTCTCCCCGCTCCGCCAAGTACGCATCACCCGGAACTCTGACGTCATCTTCCGAGGTCGCGTCGTTGACTTCACCTATGACTATGTCGGCCCGAAACAAATCCCCCAAGTAACGATTATCTGCGCGGACGACCTCTTCATCCTCGCGAACTCGTTCCTCTCAGCGTTCACACCATCCGCCGAACTCTCCTCCGCCCGAGTCGCAACGATCCTCGACCGAACCGAGGTCGGCTGGAGCGCCTCCCTCCGCGACATTACGACCGGGACGGCGACACTTGGCGACTATGCGATCGCCGAAGGTACGAACGCCCTTGACTATTTCCGCAAGGTCGACTCCGCCGAACGTGGACGGCTCTTCGTCCGGGCTTCCGACGGCGACCTTGTCTTCCAGCCGCGCATCGGGAACACGCTCTCGGCTCCGGCCGTCACATTCGCGGACGACGGCTCCGAAACGCCCTACCGGGAAGTCTTCGTGGACTTCACCGTCGAGTCGGTACTGAACCGCGTCACCGTTCAGCGTTCCGGCGGAACCGCCCAGACTGCCACCGATAACGCCTCGATAGCGCTCTACTTCACGCAGGCCGAAACGATCACCGACTCCCTCCTCTCGACCGACGCGCAGGCGCTCACGCTTGCGAACTACCTCCTCAAAGGTTCCCCGTCGCCGCGTTTCTCGGGCGTGGAGACGTTCTTCGGCTCGTTGACTACCGGGCAGCAAGACAACGTCGCAGTCGTTGAGATCGGCGACACGATCGAGATTACGCGCACGTTCACGACCGGAAGTCCGCTCACCGTCACCGAAGAACTCTCCGTCGAAGGCCTCTCCCACCGAATCGACCTTCGCGGCGAGACGGTCACGTTCTACACGGCCCCGACGGACATCGTCTACGCCCTCCTCCTCGACGACGCCCTCTACGGGACGATCGACGAATCCAACGTGCTCACCTAATCGGCTAGGCTCTAGGAACTATGGGAGCAAACGCTCAGACCACCGTCCCCACATTCACCGCCGGACAAGTATTGACCGCCGCGCAGATGAACAACTCGGCACGTACCGGAGTTCCCGTCTTCGCCGACACTTCGGCGCGTGACGCGGGCTTCGGCTCAGCCGGGGAGAAGACGCTCGCGGAAGGCCAATTGTGCTACCTCGAAGACTCGAACGTCGTCCAGTATTACGACGGCTCTTCGTGGGTAGCGGTCGGCACGAGTGGACTCGTGTACATCACGGGCGCAGCATTCAGCACCGTAACATCGTTTTCGTTGCCGAATGGCACATTCACCAGCGCCTATCGCAACTACCGAGTAATCATTCAGATCACGGACGTAACGGCAGACTCGTTGTTCTCGGTTCGGTTACGCGCAAGCGGTACCGATACCGCAACCGATTATGACAACAACTTTTACGGTGGGGCCAACACGGGCGCGATTGTAAACTATGTGTATTCCAACAACGACACACATTGGGACTTCGCCGGATCGGACGCCACACTCGATTACTATTCGGCATCGTTCGACGTAATCGGGCCACAAATCGCCAGTGAAACGTCCATTCTCGGCACCATTCAGTTTCCAAACACGGCCGGAACCTTGATTGGTTACGCAAGCGGCGGCGGGACGCAACGAGACACAACCCAATTCGATAGTTTGTCGTTCATCTCGGATGTCGCGTCCAGCATCACGGGCGTTTATCGCGTCTACGCATACGCAGATAGTTAGGAGTAACTATGTCTAGGCCAATAGTCCAGATCGGTACGGAAACGCGAGAGATGACTGAGGCCGAGTTCGGCCAGTGGCAACTCGACGTTCGGCAGGCCGAAGCAACACGCGCAGCGAAAGCAGCGCAAATCGCCGCCCGGGAATCAGCACTAGTCAAACTCGCGGCCCTCGGCCTCACCGAAGCGGAGATCGCCGCACTCCTCGGAGCGCAACGGTGAAACTCTCCAAGACGCAGCAGCAAGCGCTCCTCTCGTATCTACGAGCGGCAGTCGCGGCCGTCGTCGCAGTCATCGCAACACTCGACTACACACTCGAAGACCTCGCGAAAGCGTTCATCGCCGCACTCATCCCGCCCGTCCTGCGCTGGATAAACCCGAACGACCCGGCCTTCGGACGTGGCAGCGAATAAGCACCCCGTCCGACGTTTCGTTCTCCCTCGCGGCCTAGCCGACCAGCAGAACGGGAAACTCCGAGCCGACCTACTCGTCTCTATCCGACCGAACGGACATCTCTACAAGTCGGCGGCCGCGTCCTATCATGCGATGAAACGGGCCGCGAAACTCGACGGAATCGTCCTCAAGCCGACGTCCACATTCGACGCCTATCGTCCCTACTCCGTCCAAAAGGCCGTCTTCCTTCAGCGTTACACGAAGACACCTCAACCGGGCCGACCGACTCGGACATGGAACGCCGAAACTTGGTATCTGAAGCCCGGGATGGGGGCGAGTCTCGCCGCACCGGGGACGAGTAATCACGGCTGGGGCTGCGCGGTCGACATCTGGAACGTCACGAAGAACGGCCGTCTCGAATGGCTCCTCGCGAACGCCGCCTCGTTCGGCTGGTCGTGGGAGATTCAGTCCGAGCCGTGGCATCTGAGATACTGCCTCGGCGATCGTCTTCCGGCCCGAATGCTGCCATGACCGAAGCCGTCCTCGTCGCCGTTATCGCCGCCGTCGGCGTAGCCATAGCCGGAGTCCCGGCCGCCCTCATCGAACGCGCCCGCCGAGAGAATGCCACCGATCACGCCTACGTCCGGCATACGCTGGAAGCCATCGACGCGCACCTCGACGAGATCGAGGACGCCGTCGAGGACGTATCCGAGGCACTAACAAACCACATAGACGACGAGGAGGCTCATCGTGGGAATACTGGAAGAACTAAAGGCGAATAGGAATCAAGTCGCCGTTATCCAAGAATGGCTCGACGCTCAAACGAAGAAAGACCGGCAGGAGTGGCTCGAAGCGCTCCGTCAAGCCGACATCTACTCGACTTCGGCGATCCTCGCACTCATGACGCAGAAAGGCCTCGTCGGAGTGAAAGAGAACGCGGTTAGCCGTTACCGTCGCAGACTGGAGGGGTATGTCTCCTCGCGATGAACTCGACCAACTGAAGGTAATCGAAGAACTTCAGTCGACGCTAAAGAAGACGCAACGGAAACTCGCAACAAAAGAGGCTCTCCGAGCGGAACTTGTCGAAGCCGTCTATCGGGCCGCCCGGGAAGCGGCGCTCGCCGTCACTCCTCCGAAGCCGATCCTCCCGAAGAAAGACCGACGCAGCAAGAAACCCGAAGTCGCGCTCATCCATGCGACGGACTGGCAACTCGGAAAGAAGACCGTCTCCTATGACGTCGAGACGTGCGCGAAGCGCATCGAGCAACTCGCCGAAAAGGTGCTCCGAATCACCGACATCCAACGACAAGCGCACCCGGTACGGGAAGCCGTTCTTATGCTCGGCGGAGACATGGTCGAGAACGTCGACCTCTTCCCCGGGCAAGGCTGGGAGATCGAAGCGCATCTCTACGAGCAACTCTTCGAGACGGCCCGAATCGTCGAGCAACTCGTCCGGACACTCGCCGCGAACTTCGAGACGGTGCGCGTTATCTGCGAGTTCGGCAACCACGGACGCATCGGCCGCTACGGAGTGAACCCGAAAGGCGACAACGTCGACCGAATGGCCTACCGGATCGCGTCCGATAGGACGGTGAACCTCCGGAACGTGACGTGGCAGATGTCCGACTCCGGCTATCAGCACTTCTCCATCGGGAAGTATCAAGCGCTCCTCGTTCACGGAGACGAAATCCGCTCTATGGGCCAAACTCCGATCTTCTCGATACTGAAACGGTTCACGTCATGGAGTAGCGGCGTAATGCCACACTTCCACGAAGCGTTCATGGGCCACTATCACGTCCCGCTCTCTCTCACGCTTCCGAACTCGGCTCGCGTTTACGTTTCCGGCT